AGAGAGTGACGCAAAAGACAAAGAATTTCGGCGGGATAGTTACTGGAACAAAGAACGCTTGGAAGCCCATGCTGCGCCGCATCTTGAGTTCAACCCTGAGAAAAAACCGTGGGTAGGTCTGACGGATGAGGAAGCTACTGCGCTTTGGGAAGGCACAGACGACCGCGACAGTTGGGAGTTGATTAAGCAAGTTGAAAAGATACTTAAATGGAAGAACACATGACAAAACAAGAACTGGAACAGTTGGTCAAGCAAGTCTACTTTCAATGCAACAACAAAAACCCAGATGGGCTTTACCCAGTGGAGGTGGACTTGGTTGAGTTTTCAGAAAAGCTTATTGCCGTCTTGAAGGGCTGAATGCCCTTTCTGCTTCGGGAGAAGTGCCCAAGCTGTATTTCTCTCCGAGATAATCAGCCAACGCCCTTGCTCCAGCGATTGAAAGCCCACCCGCTGCGCCAATGCCCTTGGCGAGTGGGTTCGGAACCATCGACAACCCGCCAAAGCCAGCCTCAATCCCGGAGGAAATGGCGTTGGCGGTGTCGCCCCTCTGGTAGCTGTTGATGGCGTCGTAAAGCGACAACCCCGTTCCAGCGCCTGAAAGCGTTCCGGCAATAAAAGGACTCCTCGCAATCATCGATCCAAATTGCCTTGCTCTATTCGGGATCGTTCCTTGAGAATTTTTAAGAGCCGCTTGCGCTCTAGCAGCGCCTTCCTGCTCGACTCTTGCAGCTTCAAGCTCCGGTAGCATCAACTGAGTTTTCCCGGAGCCTACAAGCCTCTGCGAACCCTCTCCAATCGCCCTAATCTTTGCCAGAGCCTGTGCGTCACGCTCTGCCACTTGATACGCGCTGGTGCCTCTGGTGTTGGCTTTTGTCATGTCCTCAACGCCAGCGGAAACAACGTCAGGCAATTTCTGACCAGACATCACCCTTGCGTAATTCTCCGCCCCTGAAGCTCCGGGGATTTTCCTGCTCATTTCCCCAACCTGATTGCTGTATTTCTGAACGTCTTGTTGAAGTTTGGAAATCACATCGGCAGGAGCGCCTTGCAAATCCCTAAAATATTTCAAACTCCCTTCGGCTGCTTGAAGGTTTTTTTGCGCTTTGATTAGTTCCGCTGCAGATGCTACCGGAAAGAGTATCTTGTTTGCCAAACCATACACAGCCCCTGCAGCACCGCCAGAAATAGCGCCTTCTCCGGTGTATCCCTCTGCCCCCAGAAAACTCTCCTCGCGCTGAGGAGCAGCAGAAATCATTTCTGGAGCGTCTCCAATTATTTCTGAAAGCCGCGAAGTGGGCTGGTCTGAAGTGTTTGACTGCCCAACTGGGCCAAGAATTTCATCAAGCCTTGATACGGGTTCATTGTCCACAATCTCACCTTACCTGTAAGGAGAACGGTTTTTTACAAGATCATTGAAAGTAGCATTAAAGTCTTGAACAATCCGTTTGTAGGGTGAGTTTTTATCAGTAAAGAATTTGTTTGCACCCGCATCTGGATTTTTTTCACGATAATCACTTAATGCACTATTCATCTCACCCATAAAATGATTGGTTACCTTCTGCTTATTTGCCAAATAACGGATGAAACTTGCAGGGTCAGTCTCTTTGAACCCCGGCTTTGCCATTTGTTGAGCATCGTAGACGCTGATTGCTGGGCCAAAAATACTTTTGCCTTCTTTCATGACCTGTTGATTTAGATCAGAGATTATCTGAGTGATATTACGAGCAACGGCTTGTTGATTTTCATTTAATTTCAACTTCGCCAATGCCTCAGAAACAGGCACACTGATCGACCCGTAAGGGGTTGTGATGCCACTCTCCATGCTCTGCAACAAAGCATATATTGGCCCTTGCCGAACCATTAAACCAACAACTTCTGGATTCCTTTTTACAAGATCTTCTAATTCAGACAATCTGTTTATGTTTTGTCCCACTTGCATTGGAGAAAAATTAGATATTGTATTCTGCTGCACAACGTAAGGCTCGTTTGCCTTTACTCTATTTGCCACACCCTCTGCCCTTACTGATTCTATTCTTTTCAACTCGTCTTGCGCTCTCTCTGCAGTCGAAAGCCCAACTCCTTGGCTGGCAATTTGAAAAGGCGCTGCAGAAGCTGCGGCGGAAGGTTTTTGAGCGTACTGATCAAATATAGAAGTAGATACTGGTGATCTTGAAGCGGATGCTTGGGATCCAAAAGTAGTTGATGAAGGTGCAGAAGCAGGTGCTTGCGGTTGGTTTCCGCCCGGCGTCAGTTTGTTCTGAAGGATTGCCATATTTTGCTTGAAAATATCAGGAGTTATTTCTCCCTTTCTCAAAGACGAACCAAGCGTCGATATTGCAGCTATTGTATCTTCCGATTTGCCAAATATTTGTGACCGAGCAAACGTCTGTTGCGCAGAGCCTTGCAACTCTTGCGGCAACAGGCCAAGTTGATACTCAAAAGCCTTCTGAGCATCGGTTTTAGTGGCATTTTTGGTTCCAATTTCAATGCCCATCTTCGCCAAACTGTCAATAGCCTTTGCAGGGTCGATCCGGGCTTGAACGGCGATCATTCTTTTAGTTTGATCGTCCAGAGAGTCAAACATTCTTTTCTGTTGAGTCGGCGCTCCAATCAATGACGCAGCCTCCACTGTTGGACCCGCGGGAAGGCCAGCTTGTGCAGCCATCTTCAAGGCGTCATTAGAACCCATGCTTGGAGAGCCAAACATCGCCTGCTGCACTTGCCTAGCCATAGCGTTTTGCTTATCCAAATCATACTGCGACTGAGCCAGTTGCGACCTGATCTGGTACATCTGCAGGTCTTTACCCCTTTGCCTTTCACTTCCTTCTTGAAGATTGCCAACAGCAGAACCTAGCCCTTGGGCAAACGACTTTGCATTAGGATCGGAAAATCCCCTCGCCAGATTTGAATAAAATTCAAAATCTGATGGTTTGTTGCGCTCCGCAAGCATTTCAACAAGTCTATTTTGCTGCGCAAGTAAAGCCGCACGCGACTTCGACAATTCATCAAACTCGCCCAGACCACCTTGTTCATCAGCCATGATTTTTCCTTTAACGCTTTAGTTTTGGTGACTTTTATAAAGTCTCTTTAATTCCGTAGTCATACATCTCAACTTCCGTGGGAGCGCCGGGGTCGATGTACGGCGTCGTTACAACTCCCTCATCAGGATTTGAAGTGCCATCAAACTGAATTTCGTCACCATATGAATCTGAGGGATATGTATAAACTGGATCCGGAGAACCTGCGGTTGGATTGGCATTTGAATTCTTGAAATAATCCAAGATGCTTTGTCCAATCGTAGATTTTCCGTCAGGTGTTTTTTGATTCAACAAAGCCATGCCACTCGTACCCATAGCCGCAATTTGTTTCAATATAGAGTCACTCATTTGCCCACCACCAGCAGGACCGGTCACGGTCTGCGTTGATCCGGTTGGGACATTCAATCCGCCAATCAAGTTGGCATAGTTCTGCAGAGCAGTTATTGGGTAGTTGCGCTCCGCCTGACTCAAAGTCTGCTGCTGCGCCCCCAAAGTGGAGAGCGCATTCAACCCGCCTATGCCTTGGGATTGAGCTTGGCTACTCAAATTACCAAAAACATTTGCCGTGTTCAAGCCAAGATTTTGTTGATTCTGAGCGGCAGTCAGGGCGTTATTGAAGCCGGTGTTCATTGCCTGAGTCTGTTGGGCGGTGATATTCATCGCGGCATCACGCGCAGCCTTTGCCCGGATGTCCTGCGCTCTGGAGCCTCCAAACTGCCCCGTAGCAACCCCATACGACGTCATCGCCGGGTCTGTGAATTCCCTGAATTGCTGGGTACCCAAGTCGCCAATCGATTTAACAACCGACTGGGTGTAGGGGTTCATGTAATCCCCAATCAAGCTCGTAGTCGGCGTTGCAGCGACGTTCCCAGCCGCTGCAGTGGCTTGAGCCAAAGCAGGTGCACCCGCTCCTATAGCTGTAGGTGCGGTGTTGTAAGCCAAGTTCTGCAGCGTTGAGGCAGGGGCAATCCCTCCTTGATTAACAGCCGTCTGACCAGATGAGACTAGACCGCTGAGGAAGCTGCTGTACCAGTCCGGAGTCGTGGTCTGAGCGGTTTGCGTCTGCGTGACGTTGGGATTCACTTGCGGGTTAAATATTGACGGCAAGGCCGTGTTAGCTCCTGTATTTGCAGTTGTTGTCCCTGCAGTTGTTGTCCCCGCCACAGGCGTTGGAATGAAAGGCCCGGTAGTTGGAGTGGGGGTTGTGGGGGGAGTTGCAACTGGTTTCATGATTTACCCTTCCTTGTCGTCTTCAAATAAGCCATCGGACTTTTTGCTTTTGGCGGAATGTCATTCACCGGAGCAGATCGCTTGTGCTTCCTAATCGCTTCTCGCATCTTGTCCAGAACGGCAGATCCTGCTTTTGTGGATCCGTCGCCCAAAGACGCTACCGTATCAGCGTCAAAAACATATTCCCCGTCTGAGAGCATAGTAGGAATGTCATCCGACTGCCCAGTCCCAGCCCCACCCACCGCAAACCCTCTTTGCTCATGCTTGGCGTAGTAACGACCCTCTGGCCCCGGAATCATTTGTTTGTTGAGCTTGAAATTGCGTTTCTCCAACACACTCGCTAATTGAGGATGGATACTTCCTCCATGAGCGGCGAATGGAATTCTGCTTGTCTTTATGAACGAATCCGCTTGACTCAACGGCTGCATCTGCCGGGCAGAATATCCAGCAGAGGGCGTTGCGCCGGGGACTTCATAGTTCTTGAGTCCAGAAAATATCGGTTCAGCACGCGTGGGGCGTCCGCGGCTCATTTTTGAACTTAAAAATGGGGCAGGCTCCAGTCTTGCATTGGAAGTGTTTGACTGTGACATATATTTTTTTATCTGATCGTCAACACTTCCTTCTTTTTTAGTCCCTTTGAGGTATTCATCTATTGCTTTAAATATGTCTACTTCTCCGCCCTTTTCCATTCGCGTCAATCCACCACGAGCAAATAGAATTGGTTCCGTCTCATCGATGGGCTGATATTCTTCAAAACTTTGCGTTGGATACAATTGACTTTGTGCAAGCGGACGATTCATTTCTCGAATCTGTGCTTGCTCCGCACTCAACCCTCCAAACAATTGCGGTGCCGACGAGTTGGAGGATCCTTTGAACATTTGCGACTGAAGAAAAGGTGCCGCAGTCAACATTGCATTCGATGGTTGAATTGTTACAGATTGCGGAGAACCTGATGAAGTGCCGGAGGTTACTCCAGACGTTCCTCCGGAAGTTACTTTGGGAGTTATCGACTTAGGTACAACCTTTGGCACCGAACCAGTAATTGTATTGTACACATCCAAATCATCAGCATTTATTGATCCGCCTCCCGGTGTATAAGCAATAGGACGATCCAAAGCACTTAAGTCAGTTGCATCTTCAGCAATCAATCCTAAGTCTTTATAAATCTGCAGAGGGTCATCACCAAGCATCCCTACGTCTTGAGCAGTATTTGCATCAGCAAATGTAGGTAAATTGTCTTTGGGTAAGAGGGGATAATTTTCATCTACATAGTCAGATATAGGTACGTCAAATGCGTCTGTGAAACTTGGTTCGTCAAATAAAACTTCAGAATCTCCTACGGGATATTGATACCCCTCATCACCGGGCAATAGCTCTCCAACAGGAGAATCGGTTGTTCCGCCGTACCCTGAAGCAACTTGAACGCTGTCGTCACCAGCATCTGCCTTAAAGAATGGCAAGATAGCTCTATCAATTGTTTTGTCTACACCACCGCCAATTGTATTAACCAAGGCGTTGGTAGCTAATCTAGTTGGGTCTATACCACCAGTAGTAATTAATTGAGTTCCGGCGTTTGTAAGTGTTGGAATTAATGACGATGGAACAATATCCTTCAGGGCGCTGGAAATAATTGGATTTAATCCGCTTGAAAGCCCACCAGTCAAAGCACCGGTAATAGGATCTCCTCCTGTCAGGGCGGAACTCAAAGCCCCCTTCAATGCGCCTTTTCCAATACCTGCGTAGTTCAAACCACCTGTTGTAGTCCCTGCCGTAGCCCCTGCCGTAGTTCCCGCGGCAGCACCTGCATCAATCGCACCAGCAGCGCCAGCCGCCTCTCCAGCGCCCAAAAAGCCGGGGATTCCAGTTCCAGACCCAAACAACCCTCCGGCACCCGCCATAACAGCAATTGGAATTCCAATCTCCATTGCCGGTCCAACCACGTTCTCTATAAACTGATCGAAGCTGCTGCCGTTGTGTTCTACATCAGGCGGAGCAATTCCCAGAATGTTCAGTCCGTTGTCTTTAGCGAATTGAAGCGGAACCCGGTATCCACCATCGGTAATGACGGACGTTTCAATGAACGTGGGGGCATCTTCCCCACCCGCATACATACGCCCGTCGTTAAGGAAGTTGGTTCCCCTTGTCATTGGATTGGTGGCTGAGTAAATATCACCAAGCTGCCCGCGCTCCATTCCCCAACCACCAGTCAGGTCAAATCCACCTTTATATGCCGCCGCCTTTCCAGCAAGTGAGTTTGGATCAAGGGCTGGCTTGTTTGCATTAGGATCTGGAACAAGATCCAACTGTTCACCGTCCTCGCCCGACCTCTGCCACATCATTCCTTCCGGAGCGGGGTCTTGCTGGTAAGTGGTTCCACCATCTTCATTAGTTACCCACGGCATAGCTAACTCCTAAATTTCACAGCAACTGATTCCCGGGACTCACTGCGCCAACCAAAGCCTCTGCCCAATCATGCCAATCGTCAAAGACATACGGCCCCGGGATTCCTTCGTTCTGGAATACATCGATTGCTTTTAAACCAGCAGCCCATTCTTTCCAATTTTCCTCTGATACCCCGACCTGCAGTTGCTGTGCTGCATAAGCCTCGCACATAAGTGCAGCCCACGACTCAAACGTGTGATGTCGAGGGTCATAAACCAATGCTGGAGCATCCATCAGTACGGCCTCACATCGCCAACATTGGCATTGATCAATATACGACCCGTTTCATAATTGCCACCTTGCACGTTGCTGACGAATTTTAACCTTAACTCACGACGCTGTTCTCTGAGGTCTATTTTCCCAGTGTCCGGGGTGAACAAATACGGCCCTGTTGTTCTGTCCTCCGACTGAGCAAATGGACGCCCCGTGATGTAAAGTTCCATCTCCCCGGACTGTACAAAATCAGGCTCAAGACGCTCCAAATGCAGCCCTACGTTATCTCCAACCATCGAAGGCTCAGAAGGACCGCCAGAAACAATACCCAAGTCGCTCGTCTCAAACGAACTGTAGATCGCCGTCTCATTCTGGCCCTGAATTTGGTCTGTTCCGATCTCATGCTGCCAGAGACTTACTTTCCCAGCCTGTGTTGAAAATGTCGCAGAAACAGTTGCACTCGCCGAACAAACGGCAGACAACGTGACGTTGTAGTTCCCCGCAGTTCCGGGGGCTATCGCTATGACGTAAGCTCCAAGAGCAACGCCAGTGGCTGTGACCACTTCATTCAATGCCACCTGACTACTGATGGCTGTCACTATCACCGCACTTGCGTTTGTGGTTGTGATGTTCTGCGTCAAAACGACTTGAGCCGTACTTACTTCGGAACCTGCTGCAATAGGAAAATTGAACACCTGAGAATAGTACCCAGCCGTCCTGTTCGCGCCCGTTGCCTCGCCCGCGTCGTACCAAGTCTGTTCACGGATGTTGTAGATGATGGCGTCTGTGCATTCAGTAGCATCACCACGCGGATAGAACCACCATATCTCTCCGAACCGATTCACCTTGGTTGCCCAAATCTTTTGCCTTTGATCGTAGTTCAAATTGTCAAAGAAGTAGTTCTGATTCATAGTGTTTGGGAGTTCTTTGATCACCCCGTTGTACATCAGGAATCGATCAACGCCACACCAATAATATATCCCGTCAAATTCGACGACGCTTTGACTTGAGAGAATTGTGGAACTGCCAATGATGTCATAGCGCCAAAAAAGTTGCTGAGAAGTAACTCCAGTGGAGATGGTTGTTGGGTTGTAACTCACGCGGATCAATGAATCCAGCGCCCAGAACAATCCCGATGGCGCATTTGATCCTCCACGAACCGCAACACCTTTGACAATTTTTTGATTTGATACATTGACTGCATTTGAATCTGGCCCATTCCAATCAAAAGCATTCCCCGCAACACAATTCTGTATTAGCCCGTTGTCTCCGTAAGCAAAAACATACGGGTGAAGAGAAACAACCCCTCCAGAGACTGTGATGTAATTGTTCGTTGGGGTTGTCCCTTGACTGTCTCGCAAAGGATATGCAACAGACCCACTGGGTTCTACAGCCAAAACAGCCGGAGCTAATGTGCTGTTTATTTGATCAAGGTTCTGCCCCGGATGCGCCAAAATAAGGCTATTCCCACTTCCCGTAGCGTCAAAAAAACCATCAAACTGCCATAGGTTTTTGTCGGACGCAGTGAAATTGCTATTTACCGTGGCAACCTTTATAGAGAACCCTGATCCTGTTCCGCCAATGTTTGCCGCCAAAGCACTCAACGTATCTCCAACAACATAGGAGTTGCCTTGGGTTGTTATTGTTACCGAGGAAACAACCGTCCCAGCAACGACTATGGTGGCCTTTGCCCCCGTTCCAGAACCGCCGGTAAGGGCTACTACTGTATAAGTGCCGTTGGTGTAAGCCGATCCCCCGACAAGCGTTCCAACAGTCAGTACAGGTCCGCCAAATGTGTAATCAACAATCCCGGCACCAATCCCGTCATTGTCGCAAACAAACCGCTGCAGCCCGTTGTTGTAGCCGTTGTAGACGCTGTTGAAACCGTCAGCAGACTCCACAAATATTCCTCGGGAGTATCCATTGATGAAGTTGGTCATTTCCCGGTAACCAAGGATTTTTCTAGGACGACCACGTTGAAACCTGACCCACTCCCCGTCTGCATAAAAGTTATGGTCAAATACCGTCCCGTCCCGTTGAATGCCGGGCTTGGTATCGAGCGCAAAAACTTTCTTTGTCATCAGAACGTCCCGCCAGCCAAGCCGCTCGGAATCACTGCTCCAGAAGCGGTCAGGCCAAATTGTTTCACCCCAAGAATGGCAATGTCAAACTCTGCACTCCCCGCCCTGTAAATCCCTGTGGAAGTTTCCGCTGCAAAGTTCATCGATGGAGATCCAACAGATCCACTGATCAAGCTGATTGAGGTGGATCCAGCCAACACCGTGTTGGCATTGACCAAATTCACCGAGTCGCAAATTAACGTCGCCTGCTGCCCCGCGCTGAGAGTTGCGGTGGATCCTGAGCCGGTGCTGATGGTTACAGTGAAGGCGGACGCCCCGCCGGTGGTGGCGTTTTGAATGTAATAAACCTGAATCGTTGGCGGAACAAGGATCGTAACGTTGCCTGTCAAGTCACCAGCGGATGTATATTTCTGAATGACGTTGGAAGCCTCGGAGCTTGTCAGGGTGTAGCTCCCCGTCGCCACCACCTTCACAAGTTGGCTGAAATTGAACTGGGTGGACTTTCCCAAACCAACCGAATAAAAAGCCGATCCAGAAGAGGCAATAAAACAAGAATCTCCCGGCTGCAATCCCACAGTGGCTGAAGCGTTGAAAACGTCAGACCCAGAGCAAGCCACAGTCAACAACCCTGTGCCTGCGTTCCTGACCTGTATGAACCAATTATTCCCAACCGTCGCAGCCAATGGCAACGTGAGCGTTCCAGCACCAGAAGTCCAAACGTACAACTCCGCACGATCTGCTGCGGTTGCGGTGTAACTGGTGGAGAACGTTGTAACTGGAGAGGATTGATTCAGGGTCAATCCTGAAGCCATAAGCCCGTAACCAGCCAACGTCGCTGCATCAGCAGATGACGTTCCAGTCCCAAAGGCAATAATTCCCCAAGTTCCAGCGGTCGTGGCGTTGGTGACGATGTAGATGTACTGGGCTTGCCCTGCGGCAATCGTCACGATGGTGTTCGCGCCGGTATAGTCTTTGACGGTAACGCTGACTGCACCGACGTTGCGAATCAACGCATCATTGCCGACAGAGGTTTGGTTGGCGGGAGGCATCCATAGCTCGTTTGCGGCGGAGGCGGTGGACACCTCCATGATGCGGGCTGCAGCGGAATCGGTCGTTGTGCCGTTGATGGGCCACTCCAACTGCAAGTCTGCTGTCAGAGTGATGCGGCGATACGAAACGTCAGTGGGCTGTATGACGTTTCCAGTGAATGGCGAGTTATAGCTCATATCAAGAGTCCTGTACGTTCGCTTGTCGATCGGCAATCCGAATGACGTCTTCGTTCTTCAGAGTGGTAATTATCAGGTCGTATTGTTGTTGCCACATACCCATACGTTCGTCGTTCTTCAGGTAAGGCATAGCCTGCAGCAAAGACCCGTAGAGCAACGCTTGAGGGGCGTAGATTGTGAACCAGTTGGTTTCATTGCTAGAGTCCAGAGGCTGAACCCGCTCGTAGTACAACACTTCAAAAGCGTAAGCTGCAGTGGGGGTTGGTGCAACGAGCCAGTGCGTGTAGTCGTAGTCTGCGTAATACGCAGGCACTCCCGTGACTGTTGGGTCGGGGGCGTATTCCCTGAGGTATTCATACTTCCTGAGCAGGACTGGACTCCTCTTGCCGCTGACGGTCACGTTCATTGAAACCGTCTTGTGCCACCGCGCAGGCTTGTCAATGACGGCTTGACTGGCGACCATGTTGCTTTCGTTCACGGTCAGATTGCCAAGGAACTTGATCTGGGAAGCAATAACCTGCTCCGCAAGCATGATGAAACGCGGGATCTGCGCAATTGTCTGAGCGTCGTCACGTTCTAAATATTGCTGGATGTCATCGACCAAAGACGAGTACGTCATAACACTGGCAGTAGTCATGAGAATTTCCTAGTCCCATTTTTATCAATTATCAACGCCATTCTACGCGGCGGCAAGCTAGGGAAACTGGGGATGCTGATATGCGTCCAAGCGTCAAACTCCCTGATTATCTGGTCGTATGGCAGTCCTGCGGTCATTACAGACCTCACAATCTCATCAGGGGTCATTCCGGGTACTCGGATGTCAGCGGCGCAGCCGAGCCTGTGCTGGCTCTTATCAGAGCTTCCTACGGCATCATTTACAGCTTTGCTGCGGAACGCTGAGTTCACCATCACAGGTCTGCCCCCTAACTGGGTTTTTACCTGCTCAAGCAGCACAGCTAACCGCCGCAGGTTCTCAATCTCCCCCTCATTCGGGGTGTTGTCCAGCGTCCTGTGGTTGGTGTGCGTCAACTCGGCAAGGGTGAAATGCTCACTTAGGTTCATTTTGATTAACCTGTATTCCCGCTAACAATCCGATAAACCCACCAACAATAGTTTGGAATGCTGGGCCGATCAGCTTGAATATCTCACTGTTATCCACAAGCGGGTCAAACAACCCAGCGCACATCACCACCACCATCGACAGCAGGATTAAGCAAAGCGTCAAGCTCACCATCCCGATTACGACGATGAGCGTTTTCTCTTTCACTTGTTGCCGGGGTCAGCTTTAACTGCGCCGCCCAGACCAAAAGCAGCGGCAATGCCCTGCGCCAGCATTTGATACGGAGGAGGAATCAGCGGCATCAAGACCATCACAAAAACGCCAAGCCCTGCCAAGGTTGATGCTTCTCCAAAACGCTTTCTGAGCCAGCCCATGTCATTCTCCTTTTTTCTTCATGTTTATCATCTGCTGCCTTCCCCGCCTCTAACTTTTTCAACCGAGCGCATCGCACCAAGACCAAGCACGCCCATCAATACCTGCATGGTCAAATCAGTGTTAATTACCGGAAAGTCTCCAACATAGCCAAAAAATACTTTTGCAACAAACCGCGCAACTGGTTCAAATATTGCCACATACGCAAGACCAGCGCCGCAAATCCAGCCAACAAACGGTCGCCAGCCAGCCACAAACCAATTGGTTGATTTTGCTTCTTCCAAATTTGTTTGGATTTGTAATTTTGCCAAATCGGTTGCCGCCGCAAGCTGGGCAAGTTCTCCGTTTTGCTGCATCTCAAACAGCTTCAGTTTTGCTTGTTCAGCCTGCGCGGGGTCGGGGAAGAACTTATCGACTAGCTTGCTGCCTATATCCAGTACTGCGGCTAGTGGGAACATTATTTGTCGCCCCTTTTGTTGAACAACTCAAACAGCGTTCTAATCTTTTCTTCCAGCACCGCAACGCGCAGGTCAATCTTTGACAACACAATGATAAGCATGATTAAAGCAAGCAGGATGGGCCATGCCTTCACCAACATATCAAATGTGTCCATCAATGCACCCTGAAAGCAATTCCAACAAGCAACAGAATGATGGCACCGGCAGAAGCTAAAAGAACTGACTCCAACCTTTTAATTCTAGTGATAGTTTCCGTCCACCGTTCAGCGCAAACTTGTTCGTGGATGGAGAAGGTCTTGTCCAGTTCTCTTAGGTCTGCCATCACTTACTCCGCTTTAGGAACTTCAGGTGCCTCTGGTTGAACCTGCGGAGCGGCTTGCGTTTGAATCTTCGCAATCAATGCCTGCACCTGCACAAACGGCATCTGCCCGAGTGCATTCAATACCCCATTTACTTCAGCTATCTCTAAGTCAAGCTTTATCATTTTTACTCCTGTTAGTTAGTCCAAGGAACACCGTTAATTACTGCCTTTTTTGCTGCAATCTGAGCATCCAGATTAGCCTCTAGCGCGGCAACATTCTCCGCACCAAGGGATTCTTTTACCCAACCTACGACCATGTCTTGTGTCAGGTCATCGTAGGGAATGAAGGTATCGCCCGTCTGTGTGTAATCACACTCTCCAGTCGCAACGGATGAGTAGTCGCCATCAACGTCGTCAACGCGATACCAAACGTGGATAACAAACCCGTCAGTCTCTTTGCGCTGCATCTGCTGAATGTTCCAAGTAATCATTTTTAATTCCTTTCAAGCAGCGCGACCCGGCTGCGGAGGGCTTGCACTTCTGCAATCAGCAGCGGAACAAATATCTGATGATCCATGCTCTGATAAATTGGCTTGCCATCTTCGTCCTCTGCATCCTTCTCGCCGGTCACAGCGTAGGGAACTACGGACGCTC